AGGCCGCCGCAACACAGACGGCAGCACAAACTGCACAAGTAACAACAGCAATAGCGGCTAACGCTGCACTCGCTAAAAGTGCGCAGGTGCTTATGGCTTCGCAAGCGACAGCCGCTTACGCTGCAATACCATTCGCAGGTATTGGATTAGCAGCTAAGCAAATCGCAGGAATGAAAGCCCTAATAGTTGGAGCTAGCGCATTTGCTCGAGGCGGTATTGTCGGAGGCAACGACTATCACGACAACACTATCGCAAGAGTTTCGTCGGGCGAAATGATTTTGAACGGGCGTCAACAACGCAATTTGTTTAACTCGATTAATCGCAACGAGTTAGGCAGCGGAGGAGCGCAACGAATTGAAATTGTAGGACGTTTGAGGGGTTCTGATATTTACTTTTCACAGCGCAACGACAACGCAAGACACGGGCGTAAGGGGTAGCTTTGTGCTACCTTTTGCCCCCGTTTTTCTTTTTATATATGACACTTTACGGAAGTTTTAAAAGCCAAGATAATAAACTCAGATATGAGTTGAACATCATTAACTCGGGGGCGCAAAAGGTAATCCCCGTGAGAATGTCTGCAAATCCTTTTACACTTACATACGAAACGCCTGATAACTTGCTTTCGCCCGTGAGAACTTCTACCGCAGTTGTGGAAGTTTTAGCGAATAAATCTAACGATTTTTTATTCGACTTCGTGCCAAGTGAGCCAAACGAAACGGCAGTATTTTTGCGTAAAAGCGTAGGGGGTGAAAAGCAACTCGCTTGGTTTGGCTTTGTGACACCGAACAGATACGACAACGACTACTCTAGTAGCAGCGACGTTATCTCGTTTGAGTGTCGTTGCCCGCTTTCGGTGTTAGAAGATTTGCCCTATACCTCTGAGAAAAAAGAAACCCTTTATATTTCGCAAATCTTATACAAGGTTTTTAATCGTGTGAACGCAAAAGGCAGAATTAAAAACTTTTATGTACATAAGACCTTCGCACTTGCAAACGATGAGGCTAAGGGCTTTGCAGACTTGCGAATTTCTGAGCGCAATTTCTTCGATAATAAAGAAGACGAAAACCAACCAGACAGCGAAGTAGCGTGGAACTGTAAAGAGGTTTTAGAAGAGGTTTGTAAATGGTTAAATCTCACCGCTATAATCGTGGGTGAAAATATCTATTTATTCGATGTAGAAGAGCTCCAAAGCAATAACTATAACTTTTATAAATATTCGCTCTTACAACGCAATGACAGCGAATTAACTTACAGCGTTGAAGACTTGCAAAGCCTCAAAGAGGAGATAAATATTACAGCGGATTTATACGGAGGAACGGACAACGCTATTTCACTCGACAGCGTTTACAATTCAGTAAAGGCAAAGGATAATTTTTATAAGGTTTCTTCGCTTTTTGAAGATGCGTTCGACGAATCTAAATTCATCGAAAAGACCTCACCGCTAAGCAAATTTTACACCCCACTCTATCAAGGTGGGCGCAATTATAAAACGCCTAACGGCAATTTTATAAACTTCGCTTTGTATGGCGATTTTTGGTATTTACGCCCCGCAGGAGATGGCGCGGATAGATTCGACGGCAGAGGCGTGCGCTTTGCTAATAGTGGAGTAATGAGGATAAAAAAAGCCGTATGGTTTAAATTTTTCGAAAGCTCTGCAACCACTTTACACCGCTATTTCGCTCAAGGTGACGGAGATAATATTCGCTATGAAAAAGGCAAGAAAATTAACGGACTACCGCAAATATATTTGACTAGCTTAACGGCTTTAACTTGTCCAAATAATGACGAGTTCTTCGAAAAATACCCAGGAAGCGAAGAAGCAAGCGAGGAGTTATTCGCAAAGCGTCAAGTCGGAGCAACTATCGTTCGGGAATATTCTAAAGCTCTCGACAGCGAACTCGACGAGCATATCCGCAAAACCACTCAAGTGGATAACGTAGAGGCGGATAAAAGGAACTTTCAAACGCTTTCAGCTTTTTACGCTGATAGTTTCAACTCGTTAACGCCTTATCTCAATTTTGATGAAAAGATATTGCTCGTTGTGGGCGATTTGCGCAAGTCTTTAACTACTCGAGAGAGCTATCAAAATTACCCCGCTATAACGATAAATAGGACTATTCCTTCGGAGATTTTCACGCAAAGCCCAAATAGATTTTTTAGAATAGGCGGAGAAATTTCAATGAACAACAAGCGCCACGACATCGTTTTTAACGAAGACGGAGGAGGCGGAGGAATAGAAGGCTTAGAAGTCGATAAAATCGAACTCGAAGACCTTTATATTAAGGCTCGTCTTTGCGTTGGGGGTGAATATTGGAACGGCCTTTATTGGGCGCATCAAGAATGTGACTTTAATCTTTATTACGGCAAGCGTGAGGGGTTAAAATGCGACGAAATAGCGTACAAGTGGTACGCCATTAAAAACATACAACGCCAATGGGGGCAAGGCCTAAAGGACGAAGGCTATTACATACCAATGCCCGAAGCACCGCAAGGAGATAAATTCGAGTTTACGATTTATTTACCAGACGGAAAATTCAGAGAGGGCAAAAAATATAAGGTAGTCCCTGAGAAGTTTAAAGGCCTTATAAAAGCGGGAGAAGCTGAACTCGATTTGCCCACAGTCGTAGGCGGTGAAATTTGGTGCTATTGGCTCAAAAATCTAAAATTCGAAGTCGTTGAGGCTAATCCAAACTACCTCGACGAGCAAAAAACCGATACAGAATTTTACTATAATTCGAGCACCGACAGCGCAGTAAAAGCAGAAACACGAGAGTTTAAAATTTGCACCGATGACGGGACCTCCGCAAACTACTCAAGTGTGAGCTATTTAGGCGCAAATAAAGTGGAAAAAGTCGACAAGGTGAAAGCCTTTGCAAGTTCAGCAGAACTAAGGCAAGAGGAGTTATTTATACATAAGTTTTTAGCGCAGTATAAAGCTCCTGGAGTGCGCTTAAAACTTGAGTTGAGGCTTGACGACTTTAACCCCTTCAAAGTTTTTAAAGACAGCCTACACGAGGGCAAAGAGTTTTTGCCACAGGGCGCAGAGATAGACGTGCGCAGAGGGGTTGCAAGATTTGAACTTCGAGAGGTTTCAAGATTTAAAAAGCTGATGTTTGAAGGGGGTAAATACCACGTCGAAAATAAAAACGATAAGCGCAACGACAGCGGTAAAAAAACGAAAGTCCGAAACTTAACAGAGATAGGAAATTTACAAATTTACAAATAAAAAATATAAAGCAATGGCAGTAGATAGAAATACGATTAAGGCAATTGTGCAAGAAGTTTTAAGCGAGCAAGCGCAAGAGGTTGATAGTCTCGTTATAGCGGAGAGCCTCGACGGAGTGAACTCTTTGCCCGCCTTTCAAGGTAGTGAAATGGTGCTCGTACCTTTGAAAGCTCTCAAGGGTGAAAAGGGAGAAAAAGGCGAAGCGGGAGAACGGGGAGAACAAGGTCCTCAAGGCGTTCAAGGTGAAAGAGGCGAACAAGGGTTGCAAGGAGTTCAAGGAGCTCAAGGCGAACAGGGTTTGCAAGGTGTTCAAGGCGAACGAGGTGAAAAGGGTGAGCCTGGAGAAAAGGGAGAAAAGGGTGAGCCTGGAGATACAAATTTCACCGTGGAACTTAACCAAGTAAAAGAAGAGCTTAAAGGCCTTTCAGCTGGAGCGGTGGAAAATGAAGAGTTGCAACCCAGTAGTAACTATTGGAAAGGCGTTGCAACTTATACGTTTGACGGAAATGCTAATAATGCAATAGGCTTTAATTTAGCAGATAATTTAAAAGTAGGCGAAAAATATCGTTTGAAGTTTGGCTTTTCAAGTACTGGAAATTCAACCGATGTCGTTCAAATGATTTCTAAAAATTACGTTCGCAACCCTTTTAGAAAACAAGATATTATTAAAACTTTCAACGTTGGCGAAGCAGTTGAGTTTGATGAGATTTTTACTTTCACAGGTGCTAATCCTTGGCTTTCATTCCAAATGAAAGAAGCAGGAAGCACCCTTACATTTAAGCAATTTTCTATTTCAAGAGTGCAAAGCATCGAACGCTATTCAGATGCTACAAACGAGCATTTAAACACGCTTGACGAGCAAATAAAAAGCGTCGATGTGAAGTACTCGAAAGAAGTAATAAATTGGCGTACACGCACATTTATCACCGAAAGAGGAGAAGAAGGTAAAACAACGCTTTGGCTAAACGAGGAATTTATCAATAAAAATAACCTCTTTGAAACGAATAATAACGGGCGTTCAATTGCAATTAACGTTGAAGACACAACAGCGTTCAAAATTAAAAATCTTTCAGAAACTGAAACGATTTCTTTCCACTTGCTAAAGAGTTACAGCGAAGCAGTAGCAGGGGGAAAACCCGACTTTTTCACAACAGAAAAGTATGAGCTAAAGCCACTCGAAGAACGAGAGTTTGAAAGACCTTCAGAAGTAAAATATGTCTATGTACGCTATCGAAATAGTTACAACACGCCTTTTGTAAGTTTTGATTTTTCGTGGAGAGGCGAAAAAGCAACCACTTTAGCAAACGAAGCAATTGAAAAACGTAAGGTAAAAAAAATAACTAATCTTACTAATTTGATGGTGAACGGCGGTGCAGAGGCAGGCAAAGAAGTCAATTCTACAAAATGGGTAGGCACGCAAGATTTTTTAAGCCGTGACGATTTCGACGCTTTTGACTACAATATGTTTGCGCTAAGTATTTGCGGTATTAACTTCTATGACAAAAACAAGAAGTTTTGCGCTTTTCATCAAGTAAGCAAAGGTAATGGCGAATTAAAACACGTTGTAGTAGAATTTCCCGTTGGTGCGAAATACGCAAAGGTATCGGCAAAAGGCAGAGTTCAAGGCGATTATTTGTACGGAATTAAATACGAAGAATACACAGCGCAAAAGCTCTTTGACAAAATTCAAACGCTCGAAACAGCCTCAACGAATGGCGGTTACGTCTATTTAGCTGGCAATTATGGAATTTCAACAGATAGTACCGACAACGCACCCGCTTTAACAGCTCTAATCGAGAGAGTTAATCAGGCTGGCGGTGGTATTATCGAATTGCCAAAAGGCACATTTGTATTTAAAAGCACCGTTAAGTTTATGAGCAATGTGCAGTTGAGAGGTCAAGGTATAGGCAACACAATCTTGGATATGCAAGACGGCACAAAAGATAATTATTCGCTATTTGAGGGTGATTTCGTGTATAATATTGCGGTGTCTGATTTGGAGGTGCAAAGCCCTAAAACAACAAAGACTGGTAAGCATTTCTTTATGAGATATATAAAAGATGCTCATTTCACGAGGATTAAGTCAGTTGGAAGCCGTCCTACCGCTTTGGGTATAGACTTTTTAAATCGTGTGACTATAACAGATAATATCATTATCGACGCAGGTCGTGGCGGTAATATCTTTGGTCACGCTTGTATAGGTATTGGTACAGGCTATGACGAATGGGACGCAGAAGACATCGTTATATCAAATAATATTTGTGTAGGCGGTGGAATGCGTGGAATTTTCGTTGAAGACCAAAAGCGTTTTACACTTGCGAGAGACGGCAAAATGAAAAGCGGTAAAGGTCAAGTTATTACGGGCAACGTTGTACGAAAATGCAACAGAGGTATTACTGTTGAAACGGGTCGTTATGTGAACGTCAGCGGAAACACAATATACGATTGCAGCGAGGGTTTGGCGGTTCATATTTGGGCGGACGACTGTCTGTTTACAGGCAACTTACTTGTAAATAATAAAGTGGGTATTTCAGTTGCTGAATTAGCGCAGGTAAGTAGCGATAATATTTCGTTCGTTGGCAATTCTATTCACGGAAGTACAACAGCGATAAACATCGATACAAAGAACTTGATGAACAACATAGCAATTAAAGATAATATCTTTAGAGATTGCGAGAATGGTGTTAATTTGCAAGGCAATTCTACCCGTTTAGTGTTGCAAGGCAATAACGATTTTTCAACAAAGAAAAGCTTTGTGTTAAGCGGAACTTTGAGCGATGCAATAGTAAAAGATAATACTTTTTTTATTGCACCTGAAAGCACCGCAACGTTCGGCGGTTCGACGGCTTTTGTGTCGCAAATGAATAGTTAAAACTAAACTCTTATGAAAAGTTTTATAACGAAATATGTTTTAATTATAATTACCGCTATCGTTATAGGGGTGGGAGTTGCTCTCCTACCTCTAAGCGAGGCGGACGCTCCACGGCGTTGGGCTGTTGCTTATATAATGGCTATGGCGGTTTTTACCTGTGCGGAGGTAGTAGGCGCAGCTCTCGAGGAACGTCACTATAATACCGCTGATGTGCTTGCAGGTATTGCTCTAACTATGTATGTTTATCTTTTAAAAACGCTTTAATTATGAATGATATAAAAACTTTTATTATTGCAGTGGTAAGCGGCTTGCTTGCGTTGCTTTATCCTATACGGGACTTTATGCACTCGATGATCATCGTTTTTGTGATTAATTTCCTATGTGGGTTGATTGCAGACTACCGCAACGGTGGCGGGTGGAAAATGCGCAAAGCAATGGTATTTTTTTACCACATCTTAGTGTTCTTTTTACTTGCGTCTTGCATCTTCTTTGTGGGGCATTTCCTTCACAACAGAGATGAGGCTTTGTATTGCGTCAAGACGCTTTGCTTTATAGCGTTGTGGTTTTACTCAATTAATATTTTAAAAAACCTTCGTTTTATGCTCATCGACGGCACGACGATGCACAGCCTTATAGATTTTATCTACTACATAGTGAGCTTAAAACTGGTGAATAAAATCCCCTATTTGAATGATTATTTAACGCTTAACAAAAATGGAGATACAAGTAAATAGAATAGCACGAAAGGACGGCTACACAATTGGGCGAATGAGCCTCTACAACGAGTATTTTTGTGACACGTTAGAAGATACAGACAGAGGCTTAAACGCTACTATGTCTGTGAACGAAATTCTATCTAAAAAGCGCAAAGGAATAACAGCAATACCAACGGGTAAATACGATGTTATTTTGACGTTTTCGCCACGCTTTAAACGTGTGTTGCCTTTGCTTTTGAGCGTCAAAGGATATGAAGGTGTACGCCTTCACGCAGGCAATACAAATAAAGACACTGAAGGGTGTTTGCTCGTCGGGGAGAATAAAGTGAAAGGGCAAGTCCTTAACAGCCGCGCAACGCTTGAAAGGCTGATGTCGGTTCTTTTGGAATGCGAAAAGCGCAAAGAAAAAATAAGTATAACGATCGTTTAAAATCCACACTATGACACGAAATTTAAAATACCTCTTATTACTTTTAGTAGCGGTTATCTGCGGTTTCCTTCTTGGAAATTGTGGCAAAGATCCTCAACTCGACGAGGTAGAAAGGGTTAAAATTAAAGTAAAAACCGACACGCTCAAAGTAGTTGATACTTTAAAGTTTTACACGCCTAAGCCTGTAAAGGTTTTTAAAATTAGACACGACACCCTCCGAATAGCAGTTGCAGGCGATACGCTTGCAACCGCTTTGCCTATCGAGAGCAAAGTGTATAAAGATAGCCTTTATACCGCTTACGTTAGCGGATACAACGTCCAATTAGATAGTATTTATATACGAAGCCCGACTACCTATATCACCACTAACACCGAGAAAATAATTACACGAAATAAACGCTTTAATATTGGTGTTATTGGTGGTTTTGGAATAGGCTTAAAGTCAAAATCTTTTGAGCCTTTTGTAGGCGTTGGCGTTAGCTATTCATTAAAATAGTTGCGGTATTTTATTAACAGCGTCTTGCTTTTTCTTATCGATTATTTTTGCATAGATTTGCGTTGTCTTTATATCTTTATGCCCGAGTAGTTTTGAAACCGTGTACAAATCTACATCGAGAGTTAAAAGCATAGTGGCGAAGGTGTGGCGGGCGGTGTGAAA